TTATTCATAAGCTTTCCCTATTCTTTTGCCAACAACAGCTCCTTGTTCAAACTTCGAGTTTTTTATATCGACGATCAATACTCCTTTTAGTCCAGATACACCTTCTTTTTTAGCTTCTTCAAGAAATTGCGAAGCAAGTGCGTCATATCCGGAAGCTGATTCAGCGTCAATGGCAATAATCAAATAGCCGTTATCGGTAACAACAGCCTTTTCGCAGGTGAATCCTGTGATGGTTTCGATGTATTTATCTGCACCAGTTACCTCTGTCTTGCTTTCTCCGCATGAAAAAGCAATGATTAGAATTAATGAAAATAGGATGTTTCTCATAATCATTTATTTTAGAGTATTGCTATCTTTTTTGTTTCATCATTGTATTTTACAATATAAAATCCAGATTGGAGTGGTATTGATACATTGTTTTTCACTGATGAACTAAATACTAATGTGCCGTTTATATTGTAGATTGAAACATGAGTATTTTGAACTGTTTCTAAAACAATATTTCTTCTAATAACTCTTATATTCACATTATTAAAGGAAACACATTCGTTGTCAACAGTGTTTTGGTTATATTCCTTAATGTTTTTGAATTCACTCCAATATTTTGATTCCCAGGCATATTTATTATACATTCCATTAGGAACAAATAATTTGCATTCAGTTTTGGTTCGTTCATCAAATGAGTCATCTTTGATTGAAAATGGAACTCCTGTACAATATATTTTATCTATATGACAACCTCTAAAAGCATCACTTTCTATATAATCCATTGATTCTGGGAATATGATTTCTTGTAAGTTTTTACAATTGTCAAATGAATGTTTTAATATAGCGCATTTGCTTTTTATAGTTAATTTATTAATTCCTATACATCCATAGAAAGAGTATGGCCCTATCCATGTTACAGAGTTTGGAATATCTATTTTATTTAGTTTTTCACACCCCCAAAATACCGAACCTGAAAATGTCGTTATTTGTTCAGGTAAAGTGATATCAGAAAGATTTGTACACATGTAAAAAGACTCGTATCCAAGTGCCAATGTTTTTTGTGGCAGTATGATAGATTTTAGATTAGTGCAATTCTTAAAGGCTTCTTCCGGTATGACATTGTCTTCATCTCCTTCTCCGTGAATATAAGAATCGAACATATCTACATATTCTAAAGATCCATTTTGCACCATATTCCTAAGTACAATAATATCTTCATTGTTAATGTTGCCAGTTAATGTAATGTCTGAAATATTATTGATTTCTGTATTAATCTTAGAGAAAAGAGTACCGGCTATTTCAAGATTTATAGTTCGTTTATTCTGTGCATTTGCAGAAATAAAAATAAATAGAAAAAATAGTGTTTTCTTCATTTTGTTTGTAATTAGTTTGTTTATTGTTTGATGATTTTTATAGGACCATTGCTGTACTCCTTTGTTACGCATCCTAATACCAGGTCTATATGTCTTATGGTTTCTTTAGGAATCCGGATAGGAGAATGAATCAATCTTCCGTCTGAATATGTACTTTCATTGCTACTGTACGCGAGAATGTAGTCTTCTCCTCCATCTTGAAGTCTTTTTGTTATCCTAAACTCTGTAGTCTCAATAGAATAATTGCGTCCCCATATTATCAATCTATTATCTTCTACTCGTTTTAATGCAAGGATACTACCACTTGGATACTCAATCATGCTATCTCCATAATGACGGATTGCTGCGGTTGCTTCTGGGAACCAGTCGCCGGCGTCTATCAATTCGGAAGGAGCTATGTGACCTGAATTATCTGCGACCATTGTGTTGACACCTCCAATGCTTGCAACGTCATCATAAAAAGGGATTCGTTTTTTTTCACGAAAAGAATCTGAACTACTTTTTAAAGTAGATTCTCTTTCGTTGTTTATGGTTTCTACATTAGAAGTGGAGATTTTATAATAATATTTATTTACAATTTCTTCTCCAAAATTCTTTCGTAGAACATCCATTTGCTCAGTCGTTAAATCTCTATCGCTTTTTTCTTGCATAGAAATATTGTTTTGCTTGCAACCAAATAAAACAGCAATTTCAGATTGTGTCTTATTAACTTCTTTTCTTAAGCCTTTTAAATTATACATAACATCAATGATATATCATTTTTATTATCTTTGTGTCGGAATCAAGTTGCGGATGATACCGACTAAATTGTTAAACTGTTCCCGTAAGGGACTATATAGGCGACTTCCTCAAACCGCAACTTTGGGGTTGTCGTCTTTGCTTTATCACTATGGATGACAATAATAAACTTCCGTATCAACAGGCTACCAAAGAGTCTATTCTGAATTTAGCAATTGAACGCTATAAATCAGATGTACAAATTCAATGTGATATTTGGAATAGACGCAATGTTAACGCTTCTTTTCCATGTCATTTGAACCATCTACTTCAATATTCGGGATTAAAACTGTTATCTCCCGAAGAGTATAAGAAAGTCCAAGATGAGATAATTGAAAGCTTACATAAATTACTTTGATTGCTTAGGCATAATACCTAATCGTGCAATTCTCGAAACTAATTCTTCATATCCTATAATTTTATCTGTATCTTTTACTTTTGTGAGCAACATAAGTATTCTATTTTTCCCACTCTCTAAAACCTTGATATCTTCTGGAACAACAATCATCTCCAAAAGCACCTTAACTATTGTATTACAAGTCTCAATTTCTCCGATATTCGAAAAGTGGTATAATGAGCTTATTCTGTAATCTAAAAATCGATACTCAACTCCTAAAGGATCAGACTTAAGTAAAATGTAATAATAAAAATCAGAAATAGCATTGGTTGTTAAAGCGTTATTTCTTTCCGTGCTTATGAGTGCCGCGGTCTTAGCTTCTTCTAATTCCTTGCTTTTCTTATTTATATCTATAAATGTATATATCTGCCATCCTATTAGAATTGTCACTAACAATGATAATACTCCTACTATCACTCCTTGGTAATCAAATCCCAATTCTGCTTTATGCGGACAAGCTACACATATTGCAACTAAACTAATAAGTACAGCTACAGAACTTAATAATAACGCCCAACTCTCTTTCTTCATAACCACTCTATATAATGTACGCAAGAATACGGAAAGGTTAAATAATGTTTATGTACTGAATGATTGAATTTCATGGAATCATATTTGGGTTTTAACTGATAATATGTTTTCTACAATAAAGAGTTTTCTTATTTTACTTTTGTGTAATTTTATATCATCATATCTGGAATTTTCGCTACGTAGGATAATATAGTTTTTTTCATCCTGTTCATATCTGCGGATATATTTAATCATCCTATATTCGTCTAAAAGTATTAAATAGATTTGCCCGTAGAAGATGTCTTCCCAGTTAAATATTTCTCGAATAACAACTCTATTCCCATTATATATTACTGGTTCCATGCTATCACCATTAGCCGTTACTATTTTGGCAGTTTTACTTATTTCTGGCAAATTAACTGAACCGATAATTCTATCTTCTGCAAATTCTATTTCTCTATTATCCATCCCGCAAGTCGCATCTATATCATATACTAAAGTCCCACTAAAAGAACTTTCGTTTATGTCAGATTCGGTTATTTTTATGGTTTTGTTATATGAACTTTGTTCATTGTTGACAACCGGGAAAATCTCACTGATTTTTTTGCTCATGGTTTCGTTATATGGTACACGACCATTTATCATATCAGATAAATATGTCTTTTTAACCCCTAAACTATCAGCTATTTGGGATTGATTGAGTGAATATTCATATTTAATCCTGCTAATTAAGTTTTTAAATTCTTGATTTATAGCCATAAAACATAAATTAACTATTTATATATGAAAATAGTTCATATATAGCGTTGATTATATGAATTAAGTTCATATATTTGCATCATCAATCAATCACGAAAGCAAAGATAAGCGATTGCGATGATTGATGCAATAGGACGAACATCCTATTTTGGTGTTCTTTGAAATATTGGTGATGCAAATTTTAAACTATATAGGTTATGGATGAAGATTATTGTCAAGATTCAAACTGTCATTTTGAAGAAATCAAGGCTATACTAAGGGTTACAAGAAACGAGGTCACGAATGAATTGGTAAAAATGAATAGCCGGTTATTCGTATCCATGTGTATGTTAGGCGCCATATTCGGTAGTCTTATTACGATAGCAGTTTTGTTACGATAAGCGTTATTATTGAACTGGCGATGGCTATTACAAGTGCCATTATCCAAATTAATGGTACTTGTTTTCCATTTTTCTATTTTTTCTTGTTTCCTTTCGTTGTCTTGTTTAGCATACCCGCCTTGCAAGATGAATCCCTTTCCCTTGTCTGTGATATGATATGCCCTTCCGTTTACGGATGTACGTAGCACTACATATCCATCAGATACAAGAATGTTGATAATATCTTGGCATGATTGGTAGTTTATAGAAACTCCAAGATAGAAGCATCTTAATATGGTGTCTTTCTCGATTGAGGTATATTCTTTCATTTCCTTGAAAGGTTCTCGATGGTTCTCTGTTGGCTCTCTATGATAGAAAGTAAACGCTCGGAGGTGATGGGGGCTGGTTCTTCGGTGTTATATTGACTTCTAAACATACTTCCTTTTTCTCTAAGAAGCCAATCAGGATTAATATCTTCTATACTGTTTAGTATTAGAAGCACGGGTTCTATACCAAAGCTTTCGCCTGCTCGCATTAACTTGCGAACATATACCTCTGATTTTCTTATTAATACGGATGCTTCTTTAACGCTGATATTCTTTGTTTTAAGTATCTCAGCAAATCTTTCATTTATTGTCATATAGTTAAAAATACTAAATAGTGTAATGTTTGATACTGATTAGTATTGAATGATACTAAATAGTATTATATTTGCATCATCAAACAATCAATCACGACAAAGATACAAGATTGATTTAATAAAGTAAATAGGATAAACACATTAAAATACACGATTATGGCACGATCTTATGAAACAGCATTAGCAGAACTCGAAAACAAAAAAGGCGAGTTAGAAGCGTTGAGCACAATTAGCGAAGAAGAAGCCTGCTATATATACAATGTAGATAGCAAGTCTGAGATCGTGAAGATTCTCTCTGATGAAATAGAAGTTCTTGAAAGAGAGGTTGAATATCTCACCCCGCTGGACTGGTCTAACGATCCTGCTATTGAAATCTTCAGTAGTTATGAAGCAATGAACTCATTTTTATACTAACGCATATAACACACATGATTATGAAAACTTCAAATTTTAGACACAAAGTATTCTGTATGGCTTATGAGCTAATGAGAACAACCGGTAAAGCATTCGCCGTATGTCTTTCTCGCGCATGGGCTTTATACCGGTTGACAAAGCAAATGCACAGAGGTATTGTAACGTTCGCTTATGAAAAGGCAGATGGATCGCTTCGCCGTGCTAAGGGTACTCTCAAAGATGTTCAGAGCCTAATAAAAGGAACTGGATCAGAAAACTACAAAACTGTCCGCTACTTCGATGTAGATGCGAATGGATTCAGAAGCTTCAAAGTAGAAAACTTCATAACGGCTTACTAAAGCCCGGTCGGGTGGGCGTAGGGCATATCTCACCCGGTCACTTCTGATGGTTCTTTCTCTTACTTACACCTTAGTACCCACAGAAATGGGGTTGAAACGAAAGGATTATAAACTAACTTATTAATGAAGGTAATAAGGTTGGCGATATTGGATATTATGTCGTGTCCGTGAAGTCCGGTTGACTTGTCCCGGATCGGTGTTAAACGGTCTATCGAATGTCGCTTTAATATATAGCCCGGCATAATGTGTGATGCTGCCGATCGAATCGGTTGCCGGGTACAATTTAATTCTAACGCTTATGAAAAGAGTAATTTTTTATTCAAGAGTGCAGCTAATTTTATTCATCTGCGCAGTACTGATGTCGGCTACCTGTTTTGTTGGCATGTTTTTTAATCCGTTTCACGTATTAACATTCGTGATGTCGGTTATTCTAATGATCGCCATTTATAAAGAAAAAAGTTGGTAACTATTAATAATAATGTATATGGAAACAAAAGGTATTGAAGAAATGACAAGAGAGGAACTGATTGAATTGGTGTCGTCTCTTAATAAAGACCTCGAAAGTACAAAAAAGGACCTCGAACTTTATAAAGATTGGAAAAATCGAGAAGAAGCTGCCAAAGTGTTAGCTGAAAAGAAAATGTTGGCTATTAAGGCTTTTCTTGAAGTTGTTTAATTCGTTTTGTGTTTAGATTAGCAAAAGCAGCCGGGTGAAAACCCCGGCAAACGGGCGGGCGTATGGAATGCTCTGCACACAGCCGGAAGTGTGTATGCCGGATCGTTACCGGTTCCGTCCACATTCAATTAAATATAATCAGTTTATGGAGAAAAAAGTGGAAATTATGCCTCGTATGAGAGACTTAAAGAAAGGGAAGAAAGTAGAATTTCCTATCGATAAAGTCTGCACAGTGCGCAACAATGTTTCATTGCTTAATGCACAAGGGTACAAAAATGGACATAAGTGGAGATCGGAAACTAATGTTCCGAAAGGGATAGTTACAGTATTTAGAGATTCCTGATTCAAACTTTAAATACACACGATTATGAAAGTATTTACCGAGTTAACGCCCGAATGTGACATTACAGCACAAATGTACGCAGCCGGGTATGAAAAAAAGGAGATTGCCGTATTGAAGCATCGTGCAGTAAGTACGATAAATAACCAGCTTCAGACAGCATTTTTAATTTTGGGTGTTCGGAATGGGAGGGAGTTGGCATTAAAGTTAGCCGAGAGGATATCAGGTATCCGGTTGACGCTGGACTTTTCGCCGGCCATGAGATCATTTGTTGCTTGTGTACTTTTGATTATTCTTTGTGTTGATAGTCATTTAGACATGAAACGGCAACAAATCCGAACCCGTTCTAATGCCAATGTAGAACTTATCGCCCGTGTTCGTGTAAGAATTAGAGGGCGTAATATGCCTTTATTATATGGAACTTGACGTTTGGCAATTACAGAAAATAATAAAAGCGGCCGCGAAAGAAGCTGTCAGCGAATATGCGATCTCCAAGGATCCGGTCATTGATGAGATTACGGAAACGCAAGCTATACGACTTGGATTTGGTAGAAGGTGGTTGGCTCATCAGTGCGCTACGGGAGCATTGACTTGGAAAAGGGCTGGTGTACATAGGAATAGTCCTAAAGTTTATTCGCTGAAGAAACTTAAAGAATTGAAGGATGGTATAGATCCTTTATTGAAGTCTCTAATATAATTACTAACTAAAAATATAACAATCATGAGTTTAATCAGAAAATCAACGGAATTGAATATTCCAACAAACGTAAAGATGATGATTTACGGTCAAGCAGGTATGGGTAAGAGCACAGTAGCTTTGAGTGCACCAAAGCCTCTGTTGTTGGATTTTGACAACGGTGTTAAGCGTATGAATATGGCTCATTTGGAGAATATTGACACTGTGCAGGTCACTTCTTGGAATGATGTTCAGCTGGTTTTGCAAGAAGATTTGTCTGTTTATCAGACTATTGTGGTTGATACCATTGGTAAGATGATGGATTTTATCATCACTTATAAATGTGGAACCAGGCAGCCATCTATTCGAGATTGGGGCGGTATCAATGCTGAATTTTCTTGGATGACAAGAACGCTATCAAGTCTGAAGAAACATATCATTTTTGTTGCCCATCGTGACACAAGAAAAGAGGGTGATGATACGGTGTTTATTCCTGCCTTACGTGAGAAGTCCTACAACTCCATCGTCACCGAACTTGATTTGTTAGGTTACTTGGAAATGAAGAGTGAGAGAGGAGTGCAGAGACGTACTATTACTTTCGATCCGACATCAAGGAATGACGGAAAGAATACTTGTAACTTGCCTTCAGTGATGGAAGTACCTACCATCCTTGACAAAAACGGCAATCCGACGACCAAGAATGATTTTATCTCTACTCGGATTATTGCTCCATATCTTACTATGTTGCAATCAAAAAAGGCTGAACAAGAAGCATATAACAAAGTGCTATCAGATATAACAGGTTGTTTAGAATTAGTTGCCGACGCAGCTTCAGCGAATGACTTTATCGCCCATATTGATGATTTCAACCATGTGGGAAGTTCAAAGATGAAAGCCTCAATGATGTTGGCAGCTAAGGCGAAAGAATTAGGACTGATTTTTAACAAAGAGACTAAAACTTATTCAGATGCAGCCTAAGTATAAGATATATGCTACATTATTGGATTCTTACTTCAATTACCTTAATAGCGATGTCATATATGAGCGTTATTATGGGTGGAGTGAGAATCCGCCTTGTACAGAAGAAGAGTTTCAGCAGAAGCAGTTCCAAGAACTGATAGACCGTATTAACCGTAAACCGTTTGACAGCGAAGCTGCCGACAAGGGTACGGCTTTTAATGAGGTCATTGACTGTATGATTGAGAACCGGAAATCTGAAACGGTGCAGGTAGAAAAGATATATTCTGATATAGGGAATGGCGAGCAAAAGGTTATAGCCTTGAAAGCCGTTTATAACAATCGTTCATTTGTCTTTCCTATATCCCTTTGTCGTGAGTTCGCAAATTACTACAAAGGGGCGTTGACGCAGCAACGTGTAGAGGCAATCCTTCCGACTGCATACGGCAATGTATTGGTTTACGGTCTGATTGACGAACTGATGCCTACCAGTGTTCACGACATCAAAACAACCGGTAGTTATACCGTGGGAAAGTTCAAAGATCACCACCAGCATTTAGTATATCCATACGCTTTAATGAAGAACGGTTCTGATGTACGGACATTTGAGTATAACATTGTAGAGTTCAACAAAGGCGGCTATGTGGTAGATACCTATACAGAAACATACGTTTTCAATCCTGAACGTGATATTCCTATTCTTACTAATCATTGTGAGGAGTTTATCCGGTTCTTGGAAGAAAACAGAGCACTTATAACCGATACTAAAATCTTTGGAAATGGATGATATACGACTTGAAAAATGAATACCAAATACCCAAGTTTAAGGAGTATGTAAATAAACTGTTCAAGGAGCGGGCCGTTGTGGAAGTAAAAAAGAAGCTTCCTAACCGCACGCTTGCCCAAAACAGCTACTTGCATCTTCTTTTAGGGTATTTCGGTAGTGAATACGGTTGCAGCCTCGATGAAGCAAAAATTGATTTTTATAAGAGGACTTGCAACCGTGATTTGTTTGAACGTAAGACGGTCAACAAGAAAGGCAATGAAGTAACCTATTTACGCAGTTCTGCCGAACTGACAACAGGTGAAATGACCCTGAGTATTGACCGTTTCCGTAATTGGAGTGCATCAGTGGCAGGTATCTATCTGCCGGCTGCAAATGAACATCAAATGCTGATATACGCCCAGCAGGAAATACAAAGAAATCAAGAATTTATTTAGTTATGATAGAAACAAGAAAAACAGAAATCCGGTATGTGACATCTGACCCAAAGAAGATGCTCAACATGTACCTTGCAAAACGTGTCCTCAAAACATGGGAGGAATCTTTCATTGATGAAGATACCGGTGAAACAGTAACGATTGAACGGAATGAAATTCTTTTCGACCGTGGTACGTTGATAGACCAAGACATTTTGGCGAAAATTCGTTTCAGCATGGAAGCTGACGGTATCAGGGAAGTGGAAGTCAGCAATCAGAACCGTTTGGCGTTCGAGAATGAAAATAATGTGTTATATCCGCATATTGCCCAAGCGGAAATAGGAGGTAAGAAAAGCAAGTTCCTGCTTTACGCAACAGGGTTGGAGAATGCTTGCCTTATCTTGAAAGACTATATCGAACTAAACTATTTGTTCGGATTCACTCTGACTATGGTAAAAGAGTTCGATTCCTGTGTAATTCTCACCGATACTTTGAAAGAACGCAAGGTGGACGACGCTTCGATAGCCTACCTCAAAGAAGAGATTACTACAGAAGAATATCTTGATAAGATGGATGAAGAGAATCAGGAAGATGAAGAATCCAAGCCTGACGAAAGGAAGTTCTACCAAATTGAGACGAAAATTACCTTCATGAATGGAGAAAATGAAGATGAAAGAGTTCAAACTTTTGTCGTGAACACTTTTAACGTTGATAGGGCGATGATGCTTATTACTCACTACCTCAAAAATAAAGAGGAAGAATGTGAGAAACAAGCCAAAGAAAATGGACATGAGTTTAGGAAGAGGGAAATCCATACAGCTATAGAATCGGCAAAACCTATTCCGGTAGGACGATTCATCCCGAAAGAATTTTCAATAGCCTATATAGAATAATAGCATATTGTTTTTTCATGGTATTAGTTTTAGAGTAGAAACAGCCCTGTTCCGTCCGTGAGGATATGTCGGGGCAAATGGGAAGAAAGGTAAGTAGCCATGATATGTATATGTTTTTCTGGGGTTCGATTCCCCGGCTTCCCACCGAATCAACAAATAATAAAAATTAAAACATTATGGATAGCATGGATTATATGGAATACTGGTATCACTCAATGGATTTTGGTAATGATATACCTGTAGATAGTGATGATTTTGACAACTATAACTTTGATTGATTATGAATATAGTAAAAAGTAAGAGTTTTAAGAATGGAACAGTGTATTGTTTACGTCTTGAAGACGGTATGCTTGTAGAGACGACTGATACGTTTCTTCCGTACTACACGAAAGATGCGATAGGAAGGAAACAAAACTTCCTTGACAATGATAACTTGGGAAGTCGTTCCGAACGCTGGATGATTGGCGTTTCGACAATGAGCGGATGTCCTGTAAGATGCAAGTTTTGTGCTACAGGTAATATGAAACGCTATCGCAACCTTACGGCTGATGAGATTGTCGGTCAGGTGGAATTTGCCATTGAGCAGGCTGGATTCGACCCTTGCGATGCCAATGAGTTCAAGATAAACTATACCCGTATGGGAGAACCATTCTTGAACATTGAAGCCGTAAAGGAAGCTATCGGGCGTATTTCTGAAATATATCCGAACACTCACCATTATGTTTCAACGATTGGAATTAAGGGGAGCGATTTTTCTTTCGTTAAAGGCAATGTGACGCTTCAAATCAGTCTGCATAGCTTTGATGAAGAGAAACGAAACTGGCTTATTCCTTATCCAAAGAAGATGAGTATAGGAGAACTTGGTCGGATTCGAACCGAAAGTAACCTGAAAACTACTATCAATCTTACGTTGGTGAATGAATCAGATTTTGATACGGAAAAACTGGAGAAATATTTTGATAAAGAGTACTTCTTTGTTAAGCTATCCCCAATAAATCCAAACAACATATCGGAGAAAAACAATCTCGGTAACGGAATTATCGAGGGAGTGAATTTAGTATAAACATTTTAATTTTCAGAGTTATGGAAAAGATTAAAGAACAACTTGAACAAATGGGTTACGATTACGCAGTAGCAATCGCAACAAAGTCTGAAATTGAAAACGGAGCCGCTTGTGGCCAGTTATCTATCATCGTTGAGACAGAGTGATAATAAATTTGATTCAATAGATTCATTTAATTCGGCAAGCTCGGTCTGTGAAGATATGGCTTGCTTACATGGCGGTGTGTTGCATAATGTGGAAATGGCAGCCACACCCGTAAGGGTTGCACTTTAGATGCCGGTTTGAGTCCGGTCGCTGCAACAAATAAATTATTCTAAATATGCCGTACTACATAAAAAGAAAAAAGGCAAAGAAGAAAGACAAGCCTTTGCCACTGTTTGACAAAGCTGGTATAACAGTAAAGAAGAAGCCGGATTTGAAGGCAAAACTTGATAAAGAGTTTTCCCTTTTCATCCGGCTTCGTGATTGTATGCCTAATGGGGTTTTTCGATGTATCAGTTGCGGGCAAATAAAGCCCTTTGAACAAGCTGATTGTGGCCACTATTTCAGTCGTACACATTTGGCGACCCGTTTTGATGAAAACAATTGTCATGCCGAATGCCGACACTGCAATAGATTCAAAGCCGACCATTTAGAAGGGTATCGGGTGAATCTGATTGATAAAATCGGACAACAGAAATTTGCTTTACTAAAAGTGAAAGCTGCTGGTACTACTAAAATGACTGATTTTGAGTACGAACAATTAATCAAGTATTACAAAGCACTTAATAAGAAGTTACGAAAGGAGAAAGGGCTATGAGTTATGTATTACGAGATTACCAACAGAAAGCCTCTGATGCTGCCGTTTCTTTCTTCAATAACAAGGCGAAGAAAACAAATGCTATCATGGTATTGCCTACAGGAAGCGGAAAGAGCCTTATCATAGCGGATATAGCCGCAAGACTTGACGGTCACACATTGGTATTCCAGCCGAGCAAGGAAATTCTTGAACAGAACTTCAAGAAACTTTGTTCTTACGGGATTCTCGATTGTAGCATTTATTCCGCCTCCTTCAATTCAAAAGAGATAAGCCGGATAACATTCGCAACCATCGGTAGCGTGAAAAGCCATCCGGAACTTTTTGCCCACTTCAAGAATATCATCGTGGACGAGTGTCACCTTGTGAATCCGATAGAGGGAATGTACAAGGATTTCTTCGATGCTGTGAAGTGCAAGGTTCTTGGATTAACGGCAACGCCATATCGTTTGAGTTCCAGCCGTGACTTCGGCTCTATGCTAAAATTCATAACCCGGACAAAGCCCCATGTGTTTTCAGAGGTCATTTATCATGTACAGGTATCGACCTTGCTTGATATGGGCTATCTCTCAAAGGTGAACTACTATCCGATGAATCCTACCGGATGGAACGAACTCAATTTGAAGATAAACACTACCGGAGCCGACTATACCGATAAGTCAGTCCAAAAGGAATATGAACGGATAGACTTTTATAGTTACATCGTTCATATCGTCCAAAGGCTGATGAATCCGAAAGCAGGAGGCAAGAGGAAGGGTATTTTGGTATTTACCCGGTTTTTGAAAGAAGCGGAACGATTGACGATGTCCATACCCGGATGTGTCATTGTTTCCGGTGATACTCCAAAGAAGGAACGTGAAAGAATACTCGAAATGTTCAAGACCGGAGAAATACCAGTAGTAGCTAATGTAGGCGTACTTACTACCGGCTTTGATTACCCAGAACTTGATACGGTTGTTATGGCCAGACCTACCATGTCACTTGCGATGTATTACCAGATTGTAGGCCGTTGCATCCGTCCATACAAAGGAAAGACGGCGTGGTTTGTGGATTTATGCGGTAACATCAACCGTTTCGGTGAAGTTTCCGATTTGCATTTGAAAGATACTGGAAATGGCAAGTGGGCGGTATTCTCGAAAGGACGACAATTGACAAATGTAAGATTTTAGGATATGGCAAGGAAAAGTGACCGTCCGGTTATCAGACCGGACACCTGTTCGAAATGTCGTCACGGGACACCGGTTCCGGTAATGAAAGGCAATCCCAAAGTGGTTTATTGCAATTTTTTCAACAAACGTTTTGTTGCGGATAGCAAACGAAATTGTGATTATGCGATTTGATTATGGAATATTACATACCTATTAGCAGGCGACTATTTGAGCACCAATTGTGGTGCGAAGAGCGCATATATTCGAGGTTTGAAGCATGGCTTGATTTGATTCAGAGCGCACGATTTGAAGACACGAAACAACTTATCGGCAATAGGTTTATAGAGGTTAAGAGGGGCCAGATTCTTGCTTCATTGCGGTTTTTAGCTGGTCGTTGGCAGTGGTCTACAAAGAAGGTAAATTCATTCTTGGATCTACTGATACAGGACAAAATGATAATAAAGGAAACACCAAAGGGAACAGGACAAACCGTTATAACTATCTGTAATTACGATAAATACAATTCGCAAATAATACGAGAGGAAACGGAAAAGAAACAGCAAGGAAACACTAAGGAAACACCTCGGAAACAGCAAGGAAACAAAGTTAATAAAGATAAGAAAGAAAATAATATAGGAGATTCTGACGAATCTCTTGTATGTGGGACTTCGCAGCCCCACGCCGAACATATCGATTACTCCGAACTTGTCAAATTCTTCAATGAAGAAACAAAAGGTGTATTTGGTACGGTCAGGACTCCGCTTTCTGATAGCCGTAAAGGGATGATTAACGCACGTATAAAATCTTATGGCAAAAAGACGTTTGCCGACATGATTCATAGGGCATACCAAAGCGATTTCTTGAAAGGGCAGAACAAAAAAGGCTGGACAGCATCTTTCGATTGGCTTATCAAACCAACGAATTTTGAGAAAGTAATA